TTAATGTTGATTGATGCTGTACCAGTTAAGTTGGTAACTGTGCCGCTTGATGGTGTGCCTAATGCTCCACCTGATATTAATGGAGTTGATCCATTACTTGCGGCTGTGATACGACCTTGAGCATCTACTGTAATACTGGCATAGGTATATGATGCCGCTGTAACCGCAGTATTGTCTAAATTAATTGTTATTACATCGGTAGCACTTGCGACCGAACTTAGTCCAGTGCCGCCTGCGATTGTTAAGGTATTGCCTCCACTAACGGTTTGACTTGTACCACTGTCACCTGCGACAGTAAAGTTTTCCATCTTGTCGTTGTTGAGGTTGGTGATGTTAGCATCACCTTCAGTCCAGGTTAACGCTGAACCTTTCCCTGCTCTAGTTACGATTGTTGCCATGTGACTTGCTCCACTAAATGTTTGTTCTACAATACTCTAGGAGTCCAAGTCTAGAATACTGGGTATGTACTCAGCCTGAAAGGGGAGCGAACTCCCCTTAGGCTTGGGTCTGTAAATTAGGCTAGGCTAATTGTCAAGTTACCTGAAGTAACTTGGAATGTATCACCTGTATCGATTGTTTTGGAAGTTGTAACTGCTCCCCAGAACAATACGTTGCCTGCGCCTGCTGTACCACCGTCCATAACTGCCACGTGAGTAATAGTACCCCATGATGCTGTTGCGGCATCAAAAGTTACAGTTGCGTTGGTAGCACTTGAACCTGAACTTGCTGAAGCAAATGTTACTGCCTTACGAGCATAAGCAGTTCCGCTTGTACCTGTTTCATCAGTTAATGTTCCTGCTTCTAAGTTTGCGGCTGCGTTACCTGATGTGTTGTTAAACAATGCTAGGTAGCGTGTACCTGGTGCTGTGTAAGATGTTGCTGTTAGCACGTGGTCAAGGACCTTGTTCTCTAAATAATTACTGGCTGCTGTCATAATGATCTCCTTAAGGTTTTATGATCTTGCGAATCGCACTATTATTTAGTGTAAACCTCAAAAAACCTTTAGAAAAGACAAAAAAAGTTTATGACTGGCCGCTGACCTGTAACCACATAATCGAATGATTGCTACTAGTACCACTCCAAGTGTAGCCGGTGGTTCCTGCGTTACTATAATAAGTCAAAGTACCTGAAGTATCACTTAAACTATCGCTAATTTTAACTGCGCTGCCGCCTCCGCATATCCAAAGTGCCACATTGCGTGTGCTGAGATTTTGTATGATGGCTAAACCTGCTTGGTTTATAAAAAGAGCACCGGAAGACACTGTAACCGCTCCGGACAGCACACTGGTGTTGCTGGTAGGTGCCACACTAATAGTACCTTGTGTACCAAGGCCACCAGCAATAAAAACATTACTACTACTACCTGGATAAAAATTAATTCCTCCAGTGGCATTACCTAATGATAAAACTCCAGTAGCATCTAATGCTAATCTAACATCTCCACCACCCATGTTGGTGTAAATTATTTTTGTATCATCTATAGTAGTACCGGCGCTGGAGTAAAAAGCCAATGCTCCACTTGCTCCACTGTTAATTGTACCAGAACCAGTACCAGTAATAGTAACTACGCCGGTGCTGGAGTTTACCCCAATAGTTAGTGTTCCCGCGGCTGTAAATTGAAGTGTGTCATTAAGGTTGAGGGCTTTGGAGTTTGTTCCATCAGAGACTGTGAGTGTTGCGTCAGCAAGATTTTGGAAGTTAGTATCTAATTCCGTATATGTTAAGGCACTGCCTTTTGTAGCACGTTTTGTGATTGCTGGTTTAGTCATTGTCGTCCCTCAGTAGTGTATTTACCTTGGGTGCTAGAATTAGCGTTTTAATTCGTCTTGGCTGATGCTAAATTTGGCTATTGCGGCTATGCTAACCAGTTCGCTTAATTTTAAATGGCTTTTTTGTAAATTATTAAAAGACTTGCTTAACATAGTAAACTCTTGTTCTGTCTGCTGGAATGCGTGAGCCAGTTTATTGTGAGCATGTTCTAGTCTATTAATTCGATCATTTAGTTCTATTAAGGCATCATAAGGATCGAATTGTTTATCAAATAAATTTTTTGGCATGTTATTTTCCAAAGTCGAATAATTGGTTACGAAACACAATGGGTTCGTAACCTAGTTCAGCACCGTATTCATTTAGTGCTTGTGCTATGTATGGCAATTGGTTAAGACTAATATCGTTCTTGAATGTGTCTTGCTTGCTCATGTAGTTGCGTACTAGTCCACCTACTACTGACATAATAGTGTTTTCACGACCCGGAGCAATGTCTGTTTTTCCACGTTTGCCATACAAATCTTTATTGCGATTCATAAGTGTGCGTGAGCCTTCGCTGGTCGCTGTCAACTCTCCGAAAATGGCTAACGTCTTTATGGCTTGATTCATCATAAAGGCCATGTCATCACTGTCAATGGTAACATATTCGTTGTTTGATTGAGTAAAGCCTTTTGCTGAGTATTTGATTTCTTTCATTGTTGTACCTTCATCTTTTTATATTTCATGTTATACTTTATATTCATTCCACTGCGACTTTCGCCTAGTTCTTCCAAGTGTTCTTTGCGTGTGATAATATGAACATTATCCGCTGACCAAGCACCATCTTTGTCTTTGCGTGTCATACACATATTGTCTGGTTGGCGTCCTCTGTTGTCCCAATCATCTTTCCACAATTGGTAAAAGTCTTCAAATTCTAGTTCCCAAGGCTCTTCGCGAAAAACAGCCTGTGCTTTGGTTGCTTGCCAAGGATGGTACATTCTATGGCGGTCTTCGTCTGGGCCAATCTTCCAAACATGCGGGCGTGGTGCTCGGCGCACAAATCCACTGGGCTCTCGAGGTATGGCTTTACGCCCAGGTTTCAGTTTGGGTGTGCCGTCTTTTTTAAGTGGACTGTAAGCCATTATTTGCCCTTGCTTGTCTGTATCACAGTAGTTGTTGAACCACTACGTTGTACCAAATAACTGCCTTGTGGAGTATGAACTTGGCCAATGCCTGTTACAGGATTAACAGTTACAGGAACTGCCACTGCTACAGAGCCGCTTGATGAACTAGGGCCAGTAACATAAGTTGTTGAACTGGATTGGTTTATAACATAAGTGCCTTGGCTGGTAATCACTGTTTCAGCATGTGCTTGTGTTATAAAACAAAATAGAAATATTAAAGTCAAAGTTTTCATCTTAATCTACCTTACATGTTATTCGGAATTGTTTGCGTAACCACTCTAGATAAATCGGGCTGGGTCTGTCCAATGTTTTCTGTCGATAAATCCACGAGCGGAGTTGTTGGGGTGTAACCCCAGGAGCCTTGTAGTGCGATTGCCTTTTCATAGTCTAGTTCCCATAATAGCCTTAAGTGTTAATAAGTAATTATTATAGCACTTGTATTTATACAAGTCAATAAAAAAGGGCTACTTTTTTGCCCGTTTTGCCCGTGCTCGTTTCTTGGCATGCTCTTTACGCTCTTCTGGAGTCTTATGAGTTGGATGTACAATTAACCTATGCGTGTTAATGTAATTGGTAAAATTGGCAAGTATTTGAAATAACCTAATTGGTGTAATCCGATTACGAGCCATATTGTTTTCCAAATGCCCAATGTAAGCATTACATCCGCGATGTAGTACAGCACGAATGTAACCTGTCTTATGGCAGTGATCCAGTACTGCTTCTGCCGGATCTACTGCTTCACGACAAATGGCACACAAGCCTTGTTGCTCTTGTAAGATTTGTTCTCTTAGAGGTTTGATGTCTTTGGGTTTAATCTTCATCTTCGTCGTCGGAATCCATCCATAATGCCAATAGTCGTAATTGATTTTTACGAGCATACTCTAGTAGGTATTCAGTTAACATATCCATAAAATTATTCCTTGGACTTGGTTGGCATCAAGTATTTAAATTACTCAACATGGCTCGGATCTTTTCTTGATCTCTGCGTTGGAAAAGTCTGTTGATCATTTGTATTACTTGTGTCATGTTGTGTCCTTAAAACACAAGTATACGCTAATGAGGATTATTAGTAAACAAGTCTGGATGATTAAGTGCTAGCCACGTATGTGTCTTTGATCCTCGTGGAATAAAAAAGCAACAATAGTCCTGTCTGTATTCGGCATCTGGTTGTTGATGTAACCAAGCAAAGACATCATTGCGTTCTTGTATTAACATCATGGTATCAATACGAATGTACTCATACTTCATACATAAAGTCTCGTTGGCTGATATATTCTTTAAGATTATAAGTCATCCAAGTTCTTTGTTTATCTGTTAGAGTATGATGTTCTTTATACCACTGACAAATACCTAATATTTGATTATAAACCCTACCAGGAACTTCGTGGTTATCTCTTAGGTGATTTATTAAATGAATTCCTACTTTACATAACTGACTATCATTTAAATCGATGTGATCTAAATCAGTTATTTCTAAGAGGTATACTAAATTATCAATCATATATTCCTTTGTGGTTTATATTAAAAAGCCAAGCACTTCGTTTGCTTGTCTTGTTCAATATATAAAATATCAACTTCACTTCGTTCACTTGATATTAAATTATATACTTGAACTTAAAAAATACAAAAGTATTTGATAAAGAACAATTACTAAGAGATCAGAGAAAGAAGTCAAGAGGACGGCTAATAGAGTCAGACCATAAAAAAAATATGGACAACTCCATTAACCATCTCCTCGTTTACTTTCCTAATCGCTTAGAAATCGTCCCTTTCGGGGAGGACTTATTGAGACTTCGCAGATGTTTGCTTATGTAAAACTGCTAGGTATTGCTACCTGTCGTGGGCACCGCTAGTAATCAAGTCCCAATAAGAGAACTTGTAGCGAGGGGCGGATTAGCCGTCATATGAACACCCCTATTTTCGTTGCGCTTTCGCTGAATAGCCTTACGTTTTTCTTCTAATGCCTGTTGTCTAATTATAACTGATTCTGTAATGTGTTCAAGTTTTTTGAACCACTTGGCCTTAATTGCTGTTTGATTATGATAGCACCATGACCAATAAGCCGCCCAAACACCGCGTTCACTTCTAGTCATATAATGCCAATTTGCCTGATGAAATTTAATTAAGAGAATGACATCATCAATTTGTGGATGCGCTAATTGGTTATCAGTAAATGAACCATCAGCATTTTGTTTAATGCCACATCCTAAGTCTTTAGACTTCATACCCATGCTTTTACACCACATGTTAGTGTACTGATATTTTTCAGTGATGGATAAGGATTGTTCTGCCATTGTTATCTCTATACGTATTTATTATACAGACAAAAAAACCGCTTGTAAAGCGGTTTGGTAAGGTGTTAGGGAAGGTGTATTCAAAGGATAATCCAATGGCAGTAGGATTGAGGGTGTCTAACTGATGCTAGACTCATTTCGAGGAGAAATGCCTTCCTTCCCTAACACTTTTATTTATTTGTATCTGCGAATAACGCTGTCATTTGTGGTGGTTTCTGTGTAGTCATCAGTTTCAGTTACTCTTGCTGGCCCTTCTGGTGTTTCAATACATTTTCTTGGCTTTGAACGACCCAACTCTTGGTTAAAGTGTTTGAGAAACACCAATTGAACAGCATGGCTTCCTTTGATAAAACTTTCCCCATCTGGGCCCACATAACGGTCGCAGTTCTTACAACGAGTACGCCAATGCTTTTTTGGAGTTGTTGCTAGTCTGCGTTCGATTATTTGATTGGCTACTACTTCACCGCAACCCAGTTCGCATATTGAGTGTTTGTCTTTGAGTCGAACCAATTCAAAACCCAAAGTTTTATTTTCAGTAATTTGGACAGGTACTTGATATTCTTCCCCGTCTTCGTCTACTTCTGTAATGTATTCAATCGCGGGTCTGTAATTGGCTGTCCTTGCGGGCTTAATGTCTTTGAGTTCGGCTACTTGCTCAAGACGTGCTCTGAATTCGTTTTTGTCCATACCATATTTAAATATGAGTCTTAAATGCCAAGTTAATTGTGGCTAGACATGTCTATGTACAATGTTGTCTATAAATGTAAAAATCCCCAAATCTTACGCTGTAACATGGCGTAATCATTGAGGATTTTTTGTTGTTTTTTTGAATATGAGGTTTTAGGTGCCTACCACTGTTGTTAAACTTGCTAAAGGAAGGTACTTCCAATTAGTTCCATCAAATATACAAAGCACTGGTGCGCTGTCTGCGTTTGAACATAAAGCAATATCGCCAGCAACTCCACTTGTTTGCTGTACTAGTGTGCCTTTGTCTACAGTTTGTAAACGTAGTTTGCCATTGACAACAATCATACCTGTACTTGGTGCTAGCACTAAGTTTTCATTAGGGATAATTGTTGCGGGTACTTGGCTTTGCGGAATTGTACCTGCGCTGGTCAGTAGTGCGACTCCATAAGCAGTACCTGCTTCTTCCATAATGGTGTTGAGTGTTTCAACGGCTTGTAATAAATCAACACGAGCCAAACTAGGATCATCGCTGTCGCTGTTTAAGTTAACTGTGTCAATTGGTGTTGTTGGAAATGTCATAATTGTCTCTCAAGTTATTTATTGGGTTAGTTAGATACTAGATTGTTTCCACTCATATATTGAAGTGGCAAGCATTTTAAATTAATATCTACAACACCGTCCCTTGGATGGTTGTCTACTCCTACCAAGGCAAATGTTAATGATGTACTAGTAGAACTTATTACTTTTGGTAACAAGTAAGTACTTGTTGGAGTATTTGTTACATATACATCTAAGTTATAAGCCGTTGTTTCGAATGGCTGTATTTGTACATCGCTAATACCGCCAATGTTGGTATTCAATAGCAATGTTCTAGCACTTGATGTACCTGATAGTGTTGATGTACTAATTTGGCTGAACGATAATTCTTTTTCGCCTGCGCTGGTGTATTCAAATTGTATGCTGTCAATAATTGGAATACCTGTGCTGGCATTGGCAATCACAGCAACTCTAAAGTGCGTACCATAAAATGCTGATACGTTAATAGCATTAGGAGCAATAGTTGTTTTAACTTCCTCTCCAGCAAACGCACCTGTGCTAGTTGTATAGACTTCATAAGTTATTGGACAGTTGGCCGCGGTGTTGATGCGTAGTGTAAAATTAATTGGAGTCGGACTCATAGAGCCTGACACAAAGTAAGTTACAATTTGTTCGCTGTACTCGCTATTCCAAGTTGTCCAATTACCCCAAGTGCTGTTGCTAGTCCAAGTGGTTGTACCAGTAGGATATATCTGTCCAGTGGTATATTGCGTTCTATAATTTTCTGCTGTAAATGCCATGACTCGTCCTTATCTAACAACTGCGCCAGTTACTACTGGTGCTGTGTATGTACCTGTATTGTCCGCACCTGTTTTAATATATGAATCCGCAGGTCTTGTTCTTGCTTCTATAACAGTACGCTTCATAGCATTGATACCATTAGCAGTACTGGACTCATCTATGCCATTTGGTAATGGACTGATGCTGGTATCATTATTGCTATTGTTGTAAGTAGCAGTTGTAAAATCAATGTTAGTGCTGTATCTAACAGTAGTTCCACTTTCTTGTAAGGTAAACAGCGCGGCTCTGTTAGATTCAACAGTACTAGTTCCATTAAAGTAAGTAAACACAATCATAATTTGTGTAACTTCTTTACCCGGTATACTGGTAGTTGGAGTTCCAGCGTCACCTACTAGTTTAAAGTAAGTTGGTTCTGTATTGCCCGGAGGATTTTCATACAATCTGTTAACTGAACTGATATCACTATTTGGATAGAACCACTTGTTAAACTCATATAAACCACTCAATGCTGGACGCACATACATGGTAACTTGTCCTGCTGTGGATATTTTATAATCAGTATTAACAACGGCTTCTAGTTTCTCCCAACGGCCATAACCCCACAGGCTTAGTTCATCATAGCCTAATGCTCCGGCAGCAGGTAAACAAACGCTTCTGCGATACAGGTTAAAACTTGTACCACTGGCTAATGGCAACATAAACTGTAATTTCCAGTGTTTGGTTAATGCGGTAGTTGGTTTTAACAACAGCGCCGTAATTTCGCCTGGTGCTGGCGGACTTGTCAATGCCGCTGGGCTAGAACTTAGCACACCCATAGCACTATCCGTAGTAACTTTGTTGGCTCTGTATTTGGTTAACCAATTGCCATAAATGTTTGGCCAAGGATTAGTACCACTTGTTTCAGTGTTGCGATTATGGAACTTACCACGTATGTAAAAACACTGAGTGGCATTTACAACATTAAGACCATTTTGTACTTGTGGTATAATGGCAAATTCGTATTCTACATCCCACTTGACGTTTTTAATTTTAGTACCAATACCGTCTGTTTTAACTGTGCCATTTACAACTAAAGCATCTTCAGTATAGGTTGTGGTATCACCAGTGGTGATATAAGCAGTATTAGATCCTAGTACAATTTCTCTGTAGTAAACTTTGAATCCTTTGAAGTACGCACTCATAGTAGCACTTGGAGCACTAGTATAAAACTCCATAGTGTTAGTACCATCGTAAGACGGATAAAAAGTATAAGCAGTCAATGTATCAGTCAATGTTAACATGTCAGTGACTGTGTTAGGCGGTTGGTTAACAACTGTTGTAGCAGTAATGGCAGTCTTGGCTGTGTTAATGCTACTTGCGTTTGTCCAGTTGGTTCCATAAGTTGTGCCAGTAGCACCTAGGATATGGAAAGCATATTGACCTTGGCTGCGTTCGATAGCACAACTGCGTCTACCGGGCCCTGTGAAGTTTAATTCAAAATTGCCATCTTCTCCGTTACTATAATACCAACGGAAGATAAAATCATAAGTTTGGTACGCATCAGTAGCAGGTAAACTTGCTGGATAGTTTCTAGCACCCAAGTTCATTGCTGGAGTTGTTTGTGTGCTGTTAAAGTTAAGCACATTACCTTCAGTGTAGCCTACTGGCAGTGGATACTTTACTTCATTGTAGTACACACTTGAACTTGGTTTGTAATAAATCTTAACACCAGCAATCGCAGGGTTAGGACTAGACTCGACTAATTGTTTTAGGCTAAATGAAACTTGTCTATTTGGGTATGGAAATCCACCAGTAGTCATTGTTTCAGCATCAGCACTATCAAACTTGGTTGTTTTAACCGGAGGGCTAGCAACTGCTGTACCAATACGTGCTTTGGCATCCACAACACTTTCTAATCCACCTACNTACATGTAAGGAGCCCANTCGCCATAACCNGAAGTATTGTTAATTGTACCGCTGATATATCTTGCTTGGCTGGCTTCAGCAGTTCCACCGTATTCAACTAATGGAACTAGCACGTATTCAAATGTCACGTTGTAGTAAATGTTTAAGCCAACGTAAAAGCCATAAACATCTTGGCTAACTGGAACAAAGTCAACACTAGACCAAGTATTAGCAGTACCAACTTGGTGCCAGTACAGGCGCACACCTTTCCAGTTGACAAAGTCAGCGGTGCTTGGTGGATTGATAGCAAAGTAAATTGCTTGTGTGCCAGCGGCAATAGCATTGCTGATTGATTTGATACCTAACGATAAGCCTCGTGTGTCAGTGACAGTACTTAGGTCTACTACAATAGGAACATAATCTTTGGTTAATTGTTTACCACCAGCAATTAGTGATCCAGTAGTTAATGGATTAAAACTATAACCACTTGAGTACTCAATGCTACATCCAGTTACGTGATATTGGTATTGGCTTGTGGTATTATCGCTGTAAGTAAAGCGGAAGATAAAGTCATAGTTGTCTGCTTCAGCAGGAGTACCGCCACTACCAGGAACTAAAGGATATAAACGGCTACCTAAACTTAATGTAAAGGCAATGTCGCTGCCTTGACGAGTAATAAGAGTTACAGTACTACGATTCCATTTAGGATTTAAACTTGGCTTGTAAAATATTTCGACGCCATTTAGGAATGAGTTTTCACCAGCACTCATGTCTTGTCTAAGTACAAAACTAACTTGTCTTGTGCTTAGTGGTAATGAACTGCTAGTAACCGTTTGACTCCATACATAACCAAAGTAATTTGATCCTGTATTTGTTGGAATAACAGGAGTAGTAGGAAGTGTAACAGTTCCTCCGCCTGTGCCAGGAGTTGTAGTTGGCGATAGTTGTACTGCCACATTGACCACGTAAGGAGTAACTTTAGTACTCAAATCGCCTGTGCTATACTTGACTTGTGTAGTTACCAAGTATTGAGTATTGTTAACTAGCGGCCCTAATTCAAACGTGGTGGGTTGATTCGCTCCCGGCTTGTTTGTAATTTCTAATTGGCTCCAAGTTGTTACACTGGTAATATTTTGCTTGAAGCGGATAATAGTACTGGCATAACTGCTGTTGTTGGGTTGGTTAAAAGTACTTTGGATATATGCTTGTCCAGTTTTAACCACAGCCTGTGTGCTGTATAATTCAGCCACATCCACAAGTGTGCCTGTACCTGTGCTTGGAGGAGGATTGTTTGGATCGTTGTCTGTAATTGGTGCGTAAGTTGGTGGGTTATAGCCAACAGGAATACCAATTGGCTCTGCTGGATAGTAACGAGTCGCACCTTTTGGAATGTACAATGCGTATTTGTAATCAATCTCGCCTTGACGCACATGCGGATAGATAAAGTCTGGATTACGTACACAACCAAGACTGAATGTATAATTGTTGTTTAACTTGATTGAAATAATGCGCCATGGGATAGCATTTAATTCTGGATCAGTGCCAAACTTAAGAATGTTAGCATCAATGTAAATGTTATCACCGGGCTCAAGTTCAAATGCTTGGCTTGTTACTGTAAGACTAATTGAATCTTGGTAACGGCTCTTCATTAGGATTAAACGAGCCATGTCCTGAGCAATACCGGGGTTAGTTATGCCAGAGAATGTAAAGTCTCCAGTGTATTCACGGCCGCCATCATCGTCAATAAATGCTTGTCTAGCCGCAAATGTTTCTGGGTAAGTTACAGGTTGTGCGCTCCACTGGTTACCGGGATCCACAAAATTTATATTCACTGAATTGTATTTGCTGGCGCGATCAATACCTGTGTAGGTAATTTCGCCAATAATATTATCTTTGTTAAAGGTTGCGGCAATAGGTGCTGATCCGCTGGTAATGTCAGTTGGATTGCCAGCATCTTCCACAATAAGTTTATATTTGCCATTGGTATAAGGCAAGTAACTTCGGCAGTTGCTGAGCATTTCTTTACAGTTGTTGAAGATTGTGCTGCCAGTATTAACAACATAATCTAGTCTTAGTATAGGACCAGTTGCTCCTGTAATAAATGTAACTTCTTGTTTATATTTGTTAGCCGCTATTTTGAAACTGGCCCAATCAATGTCGTTGTTGGTCAAGCCTTTGCCGTAAAATGGATTACGCAAATAGTCAAGTATAATTTCTGCTGGGTTAGTGCTATAAACTTCATCGTAGCCAGATGAAAATTGGCCATAATTATAATTTTGTTGGCTACCAGTAGTCAAAGGAGCAACTTGGCGACCTAACATACAAACTTCTAACTTTGGAATTGATCCACCAAATGGATTGTTAGTTGTATCAGTAGGCCATTCGTAACGTGCGAATATAGTAGCACAGCCGTTAAAGTTCATGGTGTTGGTAAAACTAGGAGCACCACTAAAGATGCCTGCCTTAATACTGCTACCAACTAGTGTGTCTGCTGGATTGTTGCGGTATTGTCCTGCCCAAAATTGTAATTGGGTTAGTGTATTGAATTTACAGTTGTTGCCGCTGGCATCTTTACCAGCAATAGTTACACGCTCGCCGCGGTTCAGTGCTGGGATCAGTGTACTAGGTAATTGTGTGTTGTCTAGCCAAACTTCAAACAGGCCTTCTACTGGGCCTTCACTCATAGCATAAGCAACCCATAGGTATTTGTTGTTGTCACTTCCTGTTTCAGCGTAAACAACTGTGCCAGCAATCTTTCTATAACCATAAACAACTGGAATGGTAACATCACTACCACTGCGTTGAACCATTACACCTTTTAAGCCTTCGGGTGTGGCTTCATCAGGCATACTAGGAGTACCCAAGCCAAACAAGCCAAGGAATGGACTTACAACAAAGTTGATAACTCCACTAACAACGCTACTGACTGCGTTGACTACGCCTGTGACAACACTGCCAACGGCTTTGACAACGCCACTTACGACATTACCAACGGCTTTAAAGACCTTACTCATTGTTTAATTCCTTAGTCATCATTAGGATTGGTTTGAATCCAAAGTGTTCGTACAAGCGTTGTCTGCGTTCAATGTCAATGCCTATGTCACCGGCTGTGATTTCTACTGCGTGGCATGTACGTGCCCATTCTGTAAATTGATTCAACAACATCTTGAAGTTTTCAAGTGTGCGTTGATTTTCATGTAAAAATACAAATGCCACATTGGCTGTGACTAATTGTTTGTTCCATGGATTTGTTGAAAGATATCCGCCAATAAATCCAACTACACGCTGGCCTTCATAAGCATTAAACCAAATGTATTCATAGTTTGTAGCATAAAGGCGAATAGTTTCGATCATTGAGTCTTCATCGTATTCGTCTGCTATGCGAGGAATGGCTTCAATGGCTTCATCTCTGTAGTAGTTAAAACAAATAATAGTTGAGTCAAACTCATGTGGCAGCATCTTGCGTACTATCATGCTCTGCCCCATTTAAATTCTTGTGTGCCTACTGTACTGGCTTTACTAAAGCAAGTATCGCTTTTGTTACCTAGTTGGAATACCCAGTTGCTATTGTTGTTAGTCATGCGTCCATTCTTTCTATCAAAGTCAGCCCAGAGTGTTGAACAATCGACACTGATTGTACAAGTCACTGCGCTTTCAGTAATACTTACATTATAGACAATACCATCAAACATGATATAGACTTTATCTTCAATAGGCTGTAAAGTTTGGTAATCTAAAAATGCCTTACCTACTTGTACTTGTGCGCCTTCAAAGTCTTTACTTAAGAAACGATCCACCATGCCACTGGATAGGCCACTAAGACTTATAGTAAACTTACCAACCTTAACATCAAACTCTTCTGTAATTGTGCTAAAGCCAATAAAGTCGCCTTGAGCGGTATAAGTGTGATCAATGCCAAACGCATCTGGCACAGTAACATTAATACCACCATTACATAATCGCAATACAGAACTTTCTGTAATTGTTCCTGTAGCATCTGGTAAACCAATATAAACAACATCCACAGCAAAGAAGTTTTCGCGATAAAAACTATCACGCACTGGATGGTAGTAATCATCTGTTACTGGATTTAATAACGCAAACTTGGCACTGTCAAATGACGCACCAGCGGTATGCGCTGTTGTACAAATGTAAGCAATACCATTGTAGTTGACTGCTTGGTCAACAATAAATGCTGTGCCTGTGGCCCATAATGTAGCAAATATTTTCATTACCAAGTTTCTCGCATTTCTAGGCTCATGGTAGTAATGCCACCAATGCCTGTTTCATATTGCTGTATATCACCATCTANGATAACTGTAAATGGTACAGCGTTATAAACAATCTGTGTGCCACTTGGAACATCAGCAACTAAACTNCCGCTGAAATAAAGTGGATTNCCACTNGTCCAAGTTACAGTACACATGTAGACTTTGCTGTGATTGGCAAACTTAAAGTAGTCACCAGCACGTAACAAGTTCTTGCCACTAGCAACTCCTGTAACAGCAACTTGATCTACACCTGCTAGTACGCTGGCGCTGGTTGTTACTGTTGTAGTAGTTTGGTCTCCCACTTTAGTATATGATATTTCTGGCAAGACAATTTGGAATGATTCCAATGCTCCGTACTGTTGGGCAACAAAGCCCAGTATAGGACCTGCTTCTGTGCGAGTCATGTTAGGCATCTTTACACCAAAGGTATAAAAACTATGNCCCATACCAACACGGCGTGTTTTACCACTGGTTGTTTCAGTTTTCAGCGTTGGTGTGTTAATTTTNAANTTAACAGTTTGAAAACTTACTGATGATGGAAAGGTTCCACTCATTACATTCTACTCCTTTGTCCATTTTCCTGCATGGCGTCTCGTACAAATTGGGTAATCATGCCACGACGTTGTACTAGTAAATCATCAAAGCCTTGCGAGTCATTGGCTTGAATATTGAAATTGATTGTAGCACCACCCCCGCCACCTAAATCACCGTTACGTACAATTGATCCTGTACCTTGTGGCACAAATAGTTCTGGGCCACTTTCACCTACTACGTATGGATTACCACCCATAACAGGTCCACCCAATGCTCTACCACTATA